CTTATGGACTGGTGCCAACTTCAAGTTGAAGATTCGTAAGGTAGAAGGCTATCAGAACTATGATAAGTCTGAGTTTGAATCACCATCACCATTGTTCGAAGATGATGCTAAGTTGGAAGCTGTGTACAAGAAAGAATTTGCTTTGAGTGAATTGATTTCTGACAAAGAGTTCAAGTCTTATGATGAGTTGAAGAAACGTCTTGATAAAGTTCTTGGTTTGAATGGTGAAGTAGTTGCACCTAAGACAACCGTAGAAACAATCAAAGAACAGGCTAAGGCATCACCTAAACCTGTTGCTGAAGATTCTCCATTTAAAGATGATGCAGGTGACGATGATGATCTAAGTTACTTTGCTAAGTTAGCAGAAGAAGATAATTAAACCTCACGACCCCTTAGGTTTAGACCCACCGAAAGGTGGGTTTTTTATTGGTTAAACTGGTACTGAAATATCTCTTAACCGATTGTATAAATCAGAATTTCTAGGTTTTGCTGTTGAAGCTTGCATTATCTTAGGTTTCTGTCCGCCAATGTTTGTAGTATTGTTATTCACAGAAACCACAGGTGCTGCTGAACTATTAGTAGAATCGATATCATCACTTGCTTGTACAGGTAAAGGTGGATTCGCTGACTGTGGAACTGGTTGTGGAACTGGTTGTGGAACAGGTGCAGCTGACTGTGGAACTGGTTGTGGAACAGGTGCAGCAGGAGTTGGCGCAGGAGTATGAGTTGAATTTGACGATTCACCAGTTGCTAATTTGGTAGTGGTTATTGGTGCTGGTGTAGAAGGTGTTGGAGTAGGAACCGAAGGTTTAGTTGTACTCGAAACTTGTTTTGTTTTTTCATCAGCATAATCGGATGCCTGTTTCAACAATTCTTGTGGAGCTTCCTCACCTTTAGCATTTTTGTATGTTGGCACAGGATTCTTTTGTAAACCTTGCCAAATATCAAACTTTGGTTCAAAACCTTGTTGTTTCATGAACTCGTCAAGTAAAGGTTTTCTTTTCTTATAATTATCATCACGTAATTTAACAAGAGCTGCGGCTTTTTCAGAACCAATATCAGTTTGATCCTCACCACTCTCTCTCATTTCTTCTAATTGTTTGGCTGCATCTTCTGCTTGCGTTCCACCCAAAAGTCTAGCTTGACTTATATTACTTTCTTTCTTCTTCGCTTGGTAACTTGTCCAATATTTGTTAAACAAAGCACCCGCAGCAGCAACAGTAAGAAACAATCCAGCACCACTAATCGCAGTAAGTAATGCAGTCAGACCTCCTGCAAGTATGTCAACAAAAAAAGCACCTTCAAAAAATTCTATCAGTTTTGAACCATTTTCTAATAACCATTTTACAATACTATTCTTCTTTAAAAAATCCCATATAAAATCAAATAAACCTTTGGGTCCACTATTGTCTCCACCAGAAGTTTTTGGTACTTTGATATATTTCTTAATTGCATCAACCAAATGTTCGTGTCTACGTTGATCTTCATCCATTTCTTCTTGTCGGAATGTTTTATCAATCTCACGATCCATTTTATGTAATTCTTCATTTTTAAGCATGAAGTTATACATCTTAGCTAAGATATCGGCAATGCCGTCACCTCGTTTTATTGGTTTATTTTGACCAGCAGATATAGTGGTGAACTTTGGATCTTTTTTAGCTCTAACTTTAGGTCTGCCAATACCACCAAATGCCTTAATATCTCTGTTACTTCTACCAAACAATCTACCTAAACTAGAAACGGCAAAATCACCAATGGCACCTTTTCCTGTGGCTTTTCTTACCCAATTTAAAGGATCAAGACTCTCTTTAATTCCAACTGCTTTTGCCTTGAATTTATTAGAAATTGCACCACCTATAGATGATCCAATTCCTTTGCCTTCTTGGAATTTTTGTTCATTAATTAGTGAGAGTAGACTTTTACTTCTAACTTTTCTGGCTTTTTGATAGTCCATTTTATTATCTTAGTTATTGATATTGTTTATCGAGCAAAGGAGCATTAGTCTTTGCTGGTTCTTCTGTAATAGTATAAGTTGTACCACCTGAATATACATTGGTATTATTATTTTGTTGTACTACTGCAGCTGGTGCACCTGAATTACCTCTCTTAGGTAGTTTATTTGGAATGTCTACACCTTTGGAAGGAACAGCTGCAACTGCAGGAACTCCAGATGCATGTGGAGATCCCAATCCTTGTTTATTTAATCTTTTTTCTAATATTCCTTCAAACTCAGATGCCTTAATTGTTGCAAGTTCTGCATTTGTTTTGCCACTAACAGGATCAGGAAGACCAGCGGCAACTAATGCTTGCTCTACCGTCATATTAGTATTTCTTCTTTCATAAACAGCAGCTGCACCACCTGCACCAAGATAGTGTGCCATATATTCATAACCTGGCGTAACAGGTACACCCTTTTGTTTCAATGCAGAAACATCTTGTTGATGTAACCTATTATAAAGTTTGTCTTGAATCTCAGGAGTAAATTTGGTTGTTTTCATATCCAAACCAGCCTGCTGTACGAGTCCTGGATGAAAAACTCCTTTTTTATCTTTTTGGCCAAATAATGTTGAATTCATAAACTGATACTTACCCATTGCACTGGTATTTTTAGAGTTTCTATTTCTTTCTTTACCTAATGCATCAACTTCTTCTAAAGTTAAATCAGTTAATTGTTTTCCATATTTTTGTTCTGGACTCAAATTACTACCCCTTACAAGGTTTCCTTTTTTGTCTAAAGAATCACCAAATGTGATATTATAATTTCCACCAGATTCAGCACCACCAATAGCAGAAGTCATTCCAACTGCCGCAGCTGTGCCTACCGCAGCAGTAATAACTTTTTTAGTTACACTACTGGTGGACGGTGCAGTAGATGGTGCTCGTTCTGCTGTAGGCGTTTCGGTTTTTGTTTCTTCTGTTGGTTTTTTACTAGGTTCTTTTTTCTTTTCGGTCGTTTTAGGTTTTTCTTCTTTAATTTTTTTTGTTGGACCTTTTTTACCTGAAAACAATTTTATCAGTTCATCCGATCTCAATTCTTTTGTTTCAATTTGTTTTTGTCTAAACTTTTTGGTTTCTTCGAAGGCTTCATTATTTTCATCATAATTTTTTACCATCAAATGAAATATTTTGGTTAGAATGTCTGATGATGAATCTCCCGATTTTAAAGGAGTATCAGTGGTTGGTGAAACTGAACTAAGTTCAGGATCTTTTTTTACTTCGACTTTTTCTTTTTTTTCTGATGTAGAAACGGTGGTTTCAGATGGTGTTTCAGATGGTTTGTTTTTGGAAGTTTTATCACCAAAAGTATTTGAAATGAGTTTAGAAAACAACGGCATCATTATCATTTCTTGATAACCAGGAGAACTGGCCAATTCCATGGCCATTTTCTCCAATCGTTCATCACTCAAATCTTTGGCTGTTTGTTTTACTTTAGACATTTGTTGTGGGGTTAAATCGGCACCACCATCCATAAGGATTAAACTAAGTTCACCTTTTTTGATTAATTCTTTGAATGTCTTATTATCCATCTATCGTCTTTGTGCAGCCTGTTGTTGTTTAATCTTTTCGTTTTCTTCTTCAATATACTGAATCAACATAGCGACATAGATATCTCTCTCCCACGGTATCATATTTTCAAGTTCCGTAAGAGAATACTTATGGTGTTGCATCAAAGAGAAATTAGTTTTATAATAATTTCTCAGGTTGTCATAACAAAATATTACCCGAAAAAACTTTCGAGACCTTCCATGTTTATCACATGGTCAAAACCGCATTTACCACATTTCATCTTCATCTGTCTTTTCATAACAGGAAGATGGTTAAAGAATTCTTCTAATTTACTAAATTGTTCTTGGTTTAAAGATTCAATAAATTGCATCAATTCTTCTTTAGGTGTTTCTTTTGCATAATAGTATTGTTCACCATCAAAAATCCATTCAATACTTTGCACAACAACTTCAAATGCAATATCAACAGCTGAATCTTTCTTACTTAACTTATCCACCAAAGAAAATTCTGGATATTTCATTTTGATACTAATTGTATCATTTATTTTAACTGTATCTTTTATGTTGGGATCAAAATCAACACTAACATCTAAAAGGTTTAATGTACCTTTCATTTTACCACCACATTGTTTACCATCTACTTCATTGGTACATATGTAATCATTTTCCACCACTTCACCAACAGACCTTGCACGAAGGTTAAGGAAATAAAATTCGACATCAATGACTGGCAGAGTATCTACATCTAATCCTTCAGTTATTGTACAATTGGTAAGTACTTGCCTAACATTTTGTTCAATCGTCAGTCTATCATCAGATTCCAATGCCATCATCAAATTCTTTTGTTCTTTAACTAAAAAAGGACGAAATCTAATGTGTTTTTTAGATAATGGTAAATCTAATTCAAATACTGGTGAATCAATTTTTGGTAATGCCATTTTAAAACTCCTATTTGAAATTAATATTAAAGTGAACTAATCAATCCAGAAAGGCCAGAAGTAATAAGGTTCTGACCAAGGTTATTAACTGTATTATTGCTCCATTGTTTGTATGCAAATACAACTGCCAATTTATGATGCCCATCCGTTGACCAGTCCAAATCTAATTGGTTAACATCAATTGGAAATGCTTCTTGTAACAAACCAGCATAAGTTAAATTATTTGATACATCATATTGATTAATGGTAATATCTACAGCATAATTTGATTTATATTGAAAATTAAAATTTGATGTTGGATTCATTAACTCCATCCAAGCATCAAAGAAAATCTTTTCATTCATATCATCGGATAGAATAAATGTTAATGTAGCTTCTTGATAAGTCGTATGTATAGGAAACTTCTCAATTGGAGCTGAACCCAATTTTTTATCTACAGTCTGAAATGCTCTACCAGGCAATACAGCAGTATCACAACGCAAAGATAAGTTTCTTGCATTTGTGATATATTGTGCCAAGGCAACAGGAATAGGAATAGTGACATCGAACCTATTCGATCTGGCTACGTCCGTTGAGAAACTTGCAATGAAGTCGTTAATACTGCCGGCCATTTAGTTTTTCCTTATTTCTTCTATGGAATCTTGCCAGACTGTAGATGCTCTGGCTTTCTTAAATTGTTGTAGTGGCAATAATGCCGCAATTTCCCACTCATTTGGTTCAATGGTAAGTATCCTAGACATTGTATGTTGATATAAGTATCGTTTAATACAAGGTTGAAACTCACGGAGGCGTCTGGACGCAGTTAAAATGTCATAGGTTACTCTGAGTCTCTTAATTTCGTCCTCTTTGTCCAAGACTGCGTATTGAAACAGTTTTCTCAGGAATGCCACTCTATATTTGTATGGCAAATAATGTAGGTTTAGACCTAAAAATCCATCAGGATATCTGTCCAATACCAAAACCATTGGGAATCGGTCATAATATGGCAAGTCGTCTTTAGTCTTAGGGTCATAATAAAAACAATACAATCTACCTAATTTAATAGTAGTTGTTCTTCTAGACTTCTCTTTAGCCATGCTCATAGCAATTGCAGCTGGTGACCTAAGTTCCTGAATTTTCTTCTTCATCCATGCCAAAGAGTCCGTAGACAATCTTGCATGTTCCGTTTGGGAGAGTTCTTCTGCTAGTTTTGTTAGTTTAGATATGGCCATGTCAGTATTTAGTTAGTCTATATAAAGGTATGCCGACATTTATAATAACAACGGAACAATTCGACAAGACCAATAGATGTCTTTCGGAATCACTTGGTATGGAATATCGATATATTGACTGTGAAACAATGATATTTGAATCAAAAAGTAAATTTGGTGGTAAAACAAAAGGGACTACTGGTTACAAATACACAACCGAACAACGGCAAAACATAAGTGATAGTTTAAAGGGTAAACCAAATTCATGGTTAGGTAAACACCATACTGAAGAAACTAAAAAGAATATAAGTATTGCTAAAAAAGGTACAAAATGGTCTGAAGTGGGTAAGGAAGAAAGATTGAAGGCCTTACATATCCGCAATAAAACCAGAGTAATTAGTGAAGAAACTAGACAAAAACTGAGAGAATCCGCATTAAAACGAGAAGCCTTAAAACGTCAAATCTTAGGTAACTGATCCTCAGTAAAAATAACAAATTTCCAACCACGGTCAACACAATATTCAGTCGCTGCTTTCCATTTGGCTTCATTAACCGCCCACGTTGTAACTTCTGTAATATATTGCTTAGTGACCCTTTTTTTTATTTCTGGTGGTTTTGTTTGCTTTTTAGGTTTAACTTCTACCATCCAAGTCTTTAGGTTATTATTTTTATCTTTAACCTTTAAAACAAAATCAACAAAATATCTGTGAGTACGATTATCCACAGGAGATACATATGGAACAATTAATTCCTCAGATCCCCAGCTTACACACCAGTCGGCCGTATCAAATTCGTGCATAAAACGACATTCCCACGATGAACGATAAACAATGTTGGTAGGGTCTCCAACATACTTGTGTGGATTTTTAGGTTTGAATTTGCCTTGATACGCCATAACCGTCCAATAATGTCTATAAATAGTATATATTCAATCAATCAGAGAGTATCATGGGACTAACAGTTCTACCAACAAATATCGGTGGTGTAAGTTTAAACTCCTTGGCCAGTCCTCTAGCAAGTCTTTTGGGTGGTACACCGTCAGCACAAGTAATGACCTTCCCTTCAGATTTAGGTTCAAACCCCTCTATGGGTCATGCCGTCATCTTTCAGGCATATGATTATACCACAGGTTTAGGAAATTCAATTGCTAATGCGGTAACGGGAGCATCTTTGTCTGGTGTCATTACGAGTGCCAGCAATATTGCTAGTGGTCTTGCTTCGGCAGCATCATCAGCATTATCAGGTAATGGTACGGCTGCACTATCGGAAGCAACCGGTTCATTAAATGCTGCAGCCAGTAGTTCTGTTGGTCAGGTAGCAATCAATTCAATCACGGCAAGTTCGTACACACCATTAACCAAAGGCAGTCCTTTGGCAACAATATCACTCTTTATGCCAGAAGCCATGGCAATCAATTATACAGCCGATTGGGGTGAAGTTTCACTTACGGACGAATTGGGTGTTTTGGGTAAACTAGGTAATGCTTATGCTGATATAAAAGCCGGCCAAGGTTTACAAGACATCATAACAACTTATGCAAAATATGCTCCTACTTTAGCTGGTTCGCTTGTTGGTGCTGGTGGTGCAGGTGCTTTAACAAGTCAGTCTTTGGGTATTGCAATGATGAACCCACAAACACAGTTACTTTACAAAGGTACCAACCTCAGAACATTTACTTTAACTTTCGTACTTACCCCAAAAACTTCATCGGAAGCACAAACAGTTAAAAATATCTGTGATTCTTTTGCTTATTTCACCTTACCTGGTTTATCTGGTGCACAAGGCGGTTCTGCTGGCCAATTCTTCACTCCTCCTCAAGTATTCTCTGTTCAATTTCAATTCTTAGGTGGTAGTGGTATTGGTTCACAAATTTCAAATGCAATTTCATCAGCATTAAATGCCACAGGATTAAATGTTCTTGCGAATGGTTCAGGAGGTTCATCTACAATTTCTGGTGGTACACCATCTAAAACCTTTACTGTCAATGATTGTGTATTAATGGATGTTAATATTGATTATGCTCCAAACGGTTGGGCAACATACAATGATGGTTATCCTGTACAAACACAAATAACCTTGACATTTAAAGAAACAACAGTGTACACCAAGAATCAAATGGCACAAACTGCTGTTGCAGCTAATTATAATTCACAGCAACAAATTCAACAAGGCATTAATGGAACAGGTCAATATACTCCATTGACACAACAAATGGTCACCGATAATCCATCTTTAGCTTTGGGAGTATAATAAATGAGATATTTTAACTCTTTGCCATTTCTTAATACAACCGATAATCAAGGAAATACTGTTGTATTGAGGAATTTATTGGTTCGCACACAATTAATACCACAATTGGCCAAAAACCCTTTGTTATTTTATCAGTATTCGTTACAAGAAGGTGATACTCCAGAAATTGTGGCCAACAAATATTATGGAGATTCGTTTAGGTACTGGATTACATTGTATGGAAATCCAAACATTCTTGATCCTCAAGCCGATTGGCCGTTGTCATCAAATCAATTTTTAATATATTTGAATGACAAATATGGAGAAGTATCTAATAATAATGTATTGTCTTACACTCAAGGTACAATACACCATTATGAAAAAGTTGTAACTACTGTTGATGGTACCACTCAAACCACGGTTATCAAAACAGTTGAAATTGATGAAAATACATATAACTCAATAACACCCTTCACATCAACACAAAATTTGGTAAACGGTTCAAATACAGTTATAGGATCAGTTACGTATTCCGTATCAGTTAATGCCGTTTCAATTTATGATTATGAAAATCAAATGAATGAAGCAAAACGAAATGTTAATTTAATTAATTCTTCATATGCTTCCGAAATGGAAACACAATTTCAAACATTGGTAAAATCTTAATATGGCATCAAATGGTTTAACTACGGGCACAAGATATGTCCGTACACCCACAGATTATAATTTAAAACAATTAAGTCTGATAACATCAATGACTGGCACAAATGCTATCATTGACCTTATGCCATTTATGGTTGAGATAGATTTATATGAAGATATTTACAGTTCTACCATTTCAGGTGAAGTGGTAGTTCAAGATTCTTTAGGTTTGATTTCAAATTACCGTATGAATGGTACCGAATTTCTTCAAGTACAATTACAAAAAACATCACAAGATAATATTTACATCTCTAGGAATTATAGAGTATATAAAATATCCAAACGGGAAATTTCAGATAGTAATAATTATGAAGTGTATGTTCTTAATTTTTGTTCTGAAGAATTTTTACTATCCGAACAATATAGAATATCAAAATCTGCCAAAGGTAAACAAATATCAGAAATTATTACTGATATTTTAAACACTTATGTATTGGCAGGTAAAGGAAATAAAAAACTTTATATAGATTCGACAAATGGAGTTTATGATTTTGTTTTACCTAACAAAAAGTTATTTGAAACAATTAATTGGTTGGCAACATATGCACAACCTTATGATCCAAAAGCTGTTGGTGCTGATATGTTGTTTTATGAAAATAGTTCAGGTTACCATTTTCATTCATTACAAACCTTATATAATGCACCAATTTATCAGACATATAAATTTGATCCAAAAAACACAAATAGCGCTAACATGAACGGTTTGATTGATATACAACAACAATTAACTAATGCCACAGATTTTGAAGTAATTGATTTCTTTGATACTATGGGAGCAATTTCAAATGGTACTTTTAGTAATAAGGTGATGACAATCGATCCATTATTACGAAAGTTCAATACAACCGATGGTGTTTTCAATTACGATACTTATGGTGGTGTAAAATTAAATAATTTTCCGTTAACCAATGGATATCAAAATAGATTAGGTGGAACAATGTATAGTCCGCCTCAAAATATTCCAGGTTTGGAAGTTGGTGCTCTCAGGTTGGCACCATCAAACAATGGAGATAAAAAGAATTCATATGTTTCACAAAATCCAGATTCAGTTGCAAACGATGTAATGATTGAAAAATATTTGCCAAATCGTGTAGCACAATTGGCTTTATCAAATTACATGAAAATTAAAATTACCATTCCAGGCGATCCAAACTTAACGGCAGGTGCTGTTGTAAATTTCAACACATATGGAATCAATCCTGTAAATTCAAAAAATGCTTCCAATAGAACTCCGGACCCACTTTATTCTGGTAGTTATTTGGTCACGGCCGTGAGACACATCGTAAAAAACAACGGATATATAACTGTTATGGAAATGTGTAAGGATAGTGTTGGTTCTAAACAACTTACTTCCGATTTTAATGGATATTCCACAAATAATTCTGGTGCACAACAACTAATTAATGGTGTACAATTATAATGAACCGTAATAATTTTATTGGACTGAGCGGATTTACTTGGTGGGTTGGTGTAATTGAAACTCGTGTAGATCCATTGGGCCTCGGTCGTTGTCAAGTTCGTATTTTTGGATGGCACACAACGGACACCAGTGTTTTACCAACAAATGATTTGCCGTGGGCTCATCCAATGTTACCAATAAATAATTCAAAATCATTTCAAGTACCAATGGTTGGTGATTGGATTGTAGGTTTTTTTATGGATGGAGAATCCGGACAATTTCCTATTATGATGGGAGTTTTACCAGGAATTAAAAAATGAGCCAAAAATTATTAGACTTACACATATTAGCCGCCGAAGTACAAATTCATCAAGCACATTTGGTTGGTGGGTTAATTACTGAACAAGAATATAAACAAAAAATTGAACCGTATAAATCTCATACAAATATTGTAACGGAACCTCATCATGCCGATAAGGATCCACATTATCGTGAAATATTAGATGGTGCAATTCGTTTAGCTAATACTATTAAAGGTTAAAAATGTCTGGTACTATTCCTTATCCCCCAAATCTTGCTAGTTTTGTAAATGGCGTAGAAACTAATCCTCCAGCACCAAAAAATAGTGGTGATGGACAATCTGCTGGAGCACCAACTACACCTTCCACTTCTAGAGGTATTCTTTCTAATACCACTATTGACCAAATGAATAATGCTTTGGCACACGCTTGCGATTTTGCTCAGGATATAAAGAAAAGTATAGGATTAAAGAAATTCATTAAATCAATTGCTCAGGCAATTCGTAAAGCTATTCGAGCAATCAAAAGATTTTTAGGTTTAAGTGATAATAGTGGACTCATTTCTACAATTATTCAAAAATTGTCTGCTATTGCAAAAGAAGTTAGAAATTTTGTCAAAGAATATGTGGTACCAGTTCAAGACTTTCTAAAAGATGTTGTTGGTTTTGTTCAATGGGCAATAGCAACAATTCAATGGATTTTAAGTTTGCCTGCTAAATTTATTCAACTATTATCGGATTGTTTAAAAAAAGTAATGGCCGCTATTGCTTCCGTTTTTCAAGATGCTTTAGCTGATGCTGCCGCTGCGGATCAAGCAGAAGCAAATTCGGAATTGTTAGCCGCCGGAGGAACTCCTCCGTTACCCCAACCCGGTATAACTGAGTTAATTTCTCAAGCAAAAGATACTTTAAAAGCTGGCCAAGAAGCAGTTGCTGCAGTAACGTCTACTGTTGGCCAAGCAGTTTTGGTAGCAACAACAACAGTCGCAGCGGTAAGTGCAACTGCAGCCGCTGTTTCTGGTGCATCAACACTTTCAACAAGTGCTTCTGCTTTAGTAACATCACCAACAAGTCTAACTGATACAACTAATGCAACTCAATCGGTTTCCACCATTCAAGCGGCAAACGCAACGCCAGCACAAACTCAAGCAAGTGCTTCTTCAGCAACTACACCAGCAAATTCTAAAAATACGGTTTAATTATGGCACTATCTTCTCCATTTAAATTACCAGAGCCACCGACCAAAGGAACATGGACAGAACCACAATCTGGTGCAACAACCGATAATCCACCACAATATCCTTATAACAATATAACACAAACCGAATCTGGTCATTCCATTGAAATGGATGATACTCCTAATCAAGAGCGTATTCGTATTCAACACGGTAAAAAACCTAGTTTTATTGAATTACAGGCTACAGGTGATGTAATTCATAAAATTGTTGGAGATGGTTATGAAATTATTGCTGGAAATAAAAATATAACAATTTCAGGATTCTGTAATATTACTATTAATGGTGATTGTAATATGCACGTTGTTGGTGATAAAAATGAAAAAATTGACGGAAATTATAATCTTGAAGTTGCAGGCAAATTTAATTTGCGAAGTCACGGTGATATATCGGTTTCAGGTGATGATGATGTTTCAATTTCTGCTAATGAAAACTTTGGAGGTTCTTTACGACTATCGGCCGCAGAAAATCTTTATTTAAACGGAGATTTAGATGTTGGAGGATCAATCACTTGCGATACACTTTCAGCTGAATCTCGTGTCAATGCAGGTATGGGAGTATATGCAGGACCTTATGGATTCACTTCAGCATTAGGTGGATTATCATTGGGTATGCCTACACCAACAACACCTGCGGCAGTTCCTGGTTGTATCTTTACTGTTGGAACAATTAATTCGTTGGTATCTGTAAACGCTCCAATAGGTAATTTTCCTGTTGCAACAAATACATTATTGTTAAATGCAATCTGGATGAAAGATATCGTTAATACGGCTATGCATGACCATCACATGCACCCTGTTTTATCCAAAGATTTTGGTGTAACAGGACCACCAAATCTTCCATTTATTTAAGGACTATATTATGGCACTTGTAAATAACGCATCGGGAGTATATGCAACCTTAGGATACAACTTTGAGGATCCTAATGGTACAGTTCAAAACTTTTCTTCTAATACTCAATCAGTAATGAGTCAATTGCCTCCGTTGATAAAAACTTGGCAGGCACAAGATATCACAAACAATACTGTAGGTAATTACTTTCAAAATCCTGTTACTGGATATATCAATAATATTATTACCGTTTCACAAAATATATTTACTGCAGCTAATTCTGCAAATATTTTAGATATCGCTGCCAGTGCAAATGCTTTAACTATTACAGCATCTAACTTTTTAGTACACACAAATAAAGTTTCTGGAGTAACTTCAATAGTTGGAGCAACAGACACCAATGTTAATCCTTATTATCAAACTGCGGTTAATTATGGAAAACAAGCAATTTATATAACAAACCAAACAGATGGTATTGTTAATAATTCTCCTATTCTTGGATGTATGACTAGTATTTTGGTTGGACCACAAATAAGTGATGGTGCAAATACAATATCAAACGATTTGATTATTTTAAATGCAGCAATTACTGCAAATAATTTGTCTCCAACACAAGAATCACAAATCAATAGTGATTTAGTTAATTTGAACAGTCTTTTAATAACAAGACAGTCAAGTGATGTAACTTTTTTTGGTAATTTAATAACTTTTATTAATAATTACAATACCACACAACAATTTGCAAATATGGGCGAAACTGAGACCTATTTGGTAAATAATTTAATTGGAACACCAAGTTTAGTATCCAAAATTAACTCATAAATAACAGATGGCAATAACTAATCATATCTATTCCGATTTAGATTTAACCTTTCTCCCTAATCCGGTGACAGGCGACGTATCAATGAAGTTTGACGAACAAGCGGTAATTCGTTCAGTCAGAAACTTATTATCGACCAATACTTACGACAGGTTATTTCAACCAACAGTTGGAAGTGCTTTAAATAATTTATTGTTTGAACCGGTTAGTCCTTTGACGGCAACATTAATACAAAATGAGATAATTAGAACAATTACTAATTATGAACCAAGAGCTACAATTAATACACTTAATGTATCTGCTAATCCGGATCAAAATCAGTTTACCGTATCACTATCGTTTTTTGTAGGCAATCAAACAACGCCTACTGCAATTAATCTAATATTACAAAGGACCAGATAATGGCTGGCGCTAATTCGAATATTCAAGTCACCAATCTAGATTTTGATTCTGTCAAAAATAATTTTATTACCTATTTGCAAGGTCAAAATACATTTCAAGACTATAATTTTGAAGGTTCTGGTTTAAATGTGCTTTTGGACGTATTGGCATACAATACCCAATATAATGCTTATTATTTAAATATGGTAGCCAATGAAATGTTTTTGGATTCGGCTACACAAAGAAGTTCTGTTGTTTCTCAAGCTAAAGTGTTAGGTTATACACCAAAGTCTGCTATTGCACCAACCGCTACGGTTAATGTTGTTTTTACTAATGTTAATGCTGGTTCATTAACTTTACCGGCATATCAAAGTTTCGCTTCAGCTGCAATCAATGGTATAAACTATACATTTGTTAATACTGATTCATATACATCAAATACTGATGCCAATAATACTGTTACATTCTCTAATGTTGAGATTAAACAGGGTGTGTATGCATCTTATTCATTTACCGTGGATTCTTCTACAAATCCAGAGTACATCTTTGAAATTCCCGATGATGCAATTGATACATCAACATTAAAGGTTATTGTACAACAATCATCATCAAATTCATCATACAGCATTTTTAATCCAGCAACCAATTATTTGACGTTAGATGGTAACTCTCAAGTCTATTTTATTCAAGAAGCATTAAATGGAAATTATCAAATATATTTTGGTGATGGTGTACTAGGTCAACAGTTAACTGATGGAAATATTGTTATTGTTACATACCTATCAACCGAAGGAACAAGTGGTGCTGGTGCGAATAGTTTTGTGTTGATGAATACTGTATCTGGTTATGCACCAAGTGCTGTAATACCAATCACACCGGCTTCACAAGGTGGAGATAAAGAATCGATACAATCAATTAAATTCCAAGCACCTAAATCATATGCTGCACAAGGTCGTGCAGTTACCAAGAATGATTACATTACAGCCATTCAACAAAACTCTTTAGGTATTACATTTGATGCTGTTAATGTTTGGGGTGGAGAAGAAAATAATCCTCCAGTATATGGTCAGGCATTTATCTGTTTGAAACCTACTGGCGCATACTCATTAACAACAACACAAAAAACAAGATTGGTATCTGAAGTTTTGTCACCTATCTCCGTTTTAACTGTACGACCAACAATTGTTGATCCAGATTATACCTACATTGCATTGACCATTGATGTATTGTATGACCCTGCTCAAACAACCAAAACAGCATCACAGATTCAATCTGGTGTAACTGCAGCGGTTCAAAACTTTGGTACATCGACATTAAACACATTCAATTCTTCATTTAATTCATATGATTTATTGACAGCCATTCAATCTTATGATACGTCCATCATTTCAAGCGATTTCTCATTAAGATTACAGAAAAAGTTCTTCCCAAATCTTTCTACTTCAGAAACCTATAATCTATATTACCATACTCCATTAGAAAGAGGTGTGTTGTTAAGTGGTATTGGTAGTAGTCCTGATTTATTCTTTGTTGATCCATCTAATTTAGCAAATACAATTACTGGGGTTTATATTGAAGAAGTTCCATCGTCAACATACGGTGTAGATACTATTTCTGTTATTAATCCAGGTTTCAATTATCAGTCAGCACCAACAGTTACAATCTTAGGTGATGGTACAGGTGCTACAGCAACAGCAACAGTTGTAAACGGTTCTATTATGAATATTACTGTTACAAATGCAGGTAATAATTATACCAGTGCTATTGCTACAATTACTCCAGCATCAAGTGATACTACTGGCCAAAATGGTGCCGCAGTTGTTAATCTTCAAGGACAATACGGAACATTAAGAACCTATTATTTCAATTCAAATCAAGTTAAAACCATATTGAATTCAAATATTGGTACTGTAGATTATAAGAATGGAATCATCACTCTAGTTAATTTTAATCCAAGTAATGTTGATAATCCTTTAGGACAATTAGCAGTTAGTGTTACACCAACAACTTCCGTATTTTCTTCAACACAAAATGGTATTATAACAATTGATCCTTATGATCCTTCTGCTATTACCGTTAATGTTACAGCGAAAACACCGACATAATGCTACAAAGTAATCAAAAAATATCGTTACAGATACCATCGCAACTTCCTGCGTTCATTCGGGACAACCCCGACTATGCCAACTTTGTAACCTTCTTACAAGCATATTATGAATGGATGGAACAAGAAGGTAATTTAACAGATACAACTAAAAATCTGTTAAATTATAAAGACATTGATGGCGTATATGCTGCAAATGTGGCAGCTAATGGTACAAACAGTACTGTCAATCAATTCATTGATTATTTTACCAATGATTTTCTGCCTTACTTTCCAACAGATATCTTAGCTGATAAATCGAAAGTAACAAAGATAGCAAAACAATTGTACCAAACTAAAGGTACTCCTGCATCATACCATTTTTTATTTCGAGTTCTTTATAACACCGAAGTAGACTTTTTCTATACAGAAGATGCAGTATTAAAGGCATCCAGTGGTTCATGGTATGTTGCAAGAAGTTTAAATTTAGCCACTCAAGATCCTAATTTTTTATCAATTGCAAATCTTCGTATTTTTGGTGAAACAACCAAGTCTATTGCCACAATTGAAGCATCAACTTTTGATGGAGTAAAAACTGAAGTCTTTATTTCCGATATTGAACGATTGTTTCAATCTGGAGAATATGTTCGTGTAGTTGATGCCAATAACCAAGATGTATATTTCTTAAATGGACAAGTTGTACCTTCAACCACATATGGTGCTGAGACACTCAGAGCACAGGTTATTGGACAATTAAACCAAGTTAATATTGATCCAAACAATAGAGGATTAAGTTATCGTCCAGGTGATCCAATTGTATTCTCTGGGGGTTTAAGTTCTAACACAGGACATGGTGCTTCTGCAACAGTAGGTACAACAACAACAGGTTCGGTTCAACGTATTACTGTTGAGAATGGTGGTTATGGATATACAAACTATCCAAATACAGTTATTCAATTTTCAAATTTAAATCCTGGTGCTGCTGCGCCAGTTGCTATCGTTGGTAGTTTAAATCCAAATGGTGTGGCAAATGTTTCTTTGATTCCTACAGATATAATTTCAATCAAACAATATCATTGTATAGGAAACTTTGCAGGTAGTTCAGGTGCTAATACTGAGAATATTAACACAGGTATATGGACACAACAGAAATATCAATTTGCCAACAATTTAAGTGCCAATGCAAATACTACATTAGCTAACGCTTTTTCATTTATTGGATTTAGTACATACCCAATTGGTTCAGTATTGGTTGAAAATGGTGGCGGAGGAATGTCCACAGTACCAACAGTCTCAGCGGTATCTGAATACACAGCTGAGGATGGTTTTACAGGTATATTGAGTAACTTGGGAATTTTAGCACCAATTCAAATTACAAATGGCGGTACAGGATATACTACGAATGATACTATTGTTTTCTATGGTGGTTCTGGTTATGGTGCACACGCAAATGTAACACAAGTTGCAGCCAACGGAATGATTGAATCAATTAATTATGTATATTCTTCTTACGAAAGTTTACCACATCATCACCCGTTAGGTGGTATGGGTTATGGTAGTAGTTTACCTAGTGTTTGGGTTAATCATCCAGCAACAGGAACAATCGTAGCAAGTAATACTAGTAACTCTGTAACCGGAACATCAACAACTTTTGAGACACAACTGAATGTTGGTTCATTACTTGTTACAACAAATAATATTGTTTTAGGTACTGTACAATCAATTATAAGTAATACTTCTTTAACATTAACAAGTAATTCGGCACATAATATTGTTTCAAACAATTATATGCTGGCTACTGCATCATTATATGTTCCAGGAATTTTAGGTTCTGGTGCAGTAATGACACCAATTGTAAACCGTGTTGGTTCTATTACAACTATCAATATTAATGATCCGGGTACAGATTATGTTGCAGATCCAAAAGTTTCCTTAAAAGTACAAGATATTGCTGTGAGTGGTATTTCAGTATTGAATCTTCCTGCTGCTGGAGATATTGTTTATCAAGGTACAAGTTTAGCAAACAGTAGTTATATTGCTTCTGTTGCTTCTGTGAACCAACTTCAAGCATATGCCAATTCACAACAAACCATATGGAATATTCGAGTTTACAACTATAATAACTTGCCTAGTTATAATTTACCTTTAATTGTTGAAACTCCAGGTGGAGTTGGTCAACCAACTTATGTTCCAAAAAATATAACTTTAACATTAAACAATACATATCCATCAATTAATGTTCAATCGAGATATGATTCTACTGGTGTAATTACATATGGTGACGGTACAGCCAAGGCAACTGCATCATTCTTGAATGGTTTGGCAATTAGCCAAGGTCAATATTTGGATTCTTCTGGTCAATTAAGTTCTTATGATGTATTACAAAGTACTGAGTATAACAATTATACTTACGAAATTACATTAGAAAAAGAAATTGCCAAGTATAGAAATACATTACTAGAATTATTACATCCAGCAGGTATGCAAGTCATTGGCCGTTTTGCCATGAAAGGCAATGCAGCATTTAAACATACTGGAACAGGATTATTAGATACTGCCCACACATTAGGTTATTATACAGGTGAAACAGGTTCTTATGTAACCATGACAAGTTCACCTTCATCACCAAGTAGTAATATTGTTTATTTTAATGCTTTAGCTGGTGCCAATTTACAAAACATTGTTACTCCAGGTGATTCATTATTAATAACCACATCTGGTGGATTCCAGATATATGCTACAGCAAATACAGTATTTGATGGATCTTCGAACACAGTAACCTTAATGGAACAACCTTGGTTAACTTTTGCCAATGTTGCATATATCTCAGCAAACGCCAATAGTAGCATAATAAATATATTGGGAGTAACAGGTTCCTACGATATTGTTAATAATGGTAACTACAGTAATACTGCTTATCCTATGAAGGATGTAGTTTACCCAGGCGATTTAATTACAATAGGATCAAATACTTTCCAATTCTTGGTCACAGGTGTTAATGCAGTTCAAGGACTCTTATATCTTGGTTCAAACGTAGCAAGTAATATAAGCAATTCATTAATAACAGTAACAAGAACAATAAACACAAACAACGTACAGATTTTCGGTGCCGTAGGTGAAGTTTACTTCCCAGAGATAACCGATGAACATGGCAACATAATAACAACAGAATCAGGCAACATAATTCTCTTAGGATAACAAATGAGTACCGTAAAAATTTCACAATTACCATCAATTAGTGTAATTAACTCTAACACTTCAAATACAATACTTGTTGGTGTTGATGTTCCTAGTGATACAACAGGTCAAATCACTTTGACTACTCTGGCAGCTGGACTTTATTCAAATAATAATCTTACTGTTGGTAATAATCAAATTATTTTCCCAGACACGATTGCTCAATTCTCCGGTAATGTACCAAACTACATGCAGGTCAATCAGCAGAACTTTAATTCTGTTGGCACATCCGATTATATTTTAACAGCCGATATTGGAACAAACGTTACGGGTTATATTGATCTTGGTATTAACAATTCACAATGGAATGCAGTTGCTGCTGGTCAGACATCACAATATCCATTAGATGGTTATTTGGTTGTGCAAGGTGATGGTGTTGCCGTAGGTAATTTAGTTATTGGTACCACAACTACAGGTGCAAATGTTGTATTTGCTGTTGGTGGTTACTTAGCAAACAATATTGTTGCAACATTGACTGCCAATGGATTGGTAATGAATACCAATACTGCCATCATTTTTGCTGATGGAACAAAACAAGTTACTGCTGCAGCATCAAATGCTTACACACAAGCCGCTTTTGCTCTAGCAAATACAAACACAGCAAGTATTACTTACCTTAATGGTGTAAATGCTTCTCAGAATACAATTGATGCAATTCAAACTGCCAATATTGCTGCAGCATTTAATACTGCCAACTCAGCTGTTGCAAGTACTGTATATCTACAAGGTGCTTTAAACAGTTCTAATACACAATTAACATTGACAGAATTGAATGTTGCAACGTTACAAACAAATGTGCAATCTGCTTGGAATTTGGCTAATACTGCTGTACAAAATACCGCCAATATTATTCTTCCAGGTAATGTAACATTTAATGGTGCCAACACAAACTTTAATAGTAATATTGTAACTTATGGTACAATGACCACAACAGGTAATGTGGTTACTACTGGTAATTTAATTGCTACAGGACCAGTAACATTTAACGGCAGCTTTGTTAATTATGGTCTGACAACCAATAATGGCAACACCATTAACAACGGCAACTTAACAACTACCGGTAACGTTATAAGTGTTGGATATTTGACTGCAAACGGACAATCAACATTTAATGGTAATACCATACACAATGGTTACATTTCTGTTGCAAATAATCTGATAGTTAATAATGTTTTCATCGTTAATGTACCGACACAAACTTTGTCAATGAATGGTATAATTTATCTTTATAATTCTACTGTATCTGCCACAAATTCAGCCGTTCGTACTGATGGTTCCAACAATGGTGTTGCACAACAAACAACATCAACAGGCACAATGTTACAAGTAACTGGTCTTGATGGTGGTTACGCAACACGAATACTTGTTGATAATTATAATTCTGGTAGTACATCTGCTTATCCATTAATTGCTACTCGAGCCGCTCGTGGTAACTCAGCAAATCCAACAGGTTCTCTTGCTGGTGATATTTTGGGTAGATTTGCAGGTCAAGGTTATGGTAACACAGGTTACACAACGCTTGCAGGTGCACAAATGGATTTTATCGCTTCGGAAAACCAAAGCGATACAAATAAAGGTACAAATATTGTATTCAATGCAACAGCAATTGGAAGCAATACTAGAACATCAAATGTAGTTACAATCACATCGAATGGATTAACGGTTGCTAATATTACAACGTCAAATACTATCGTTGCCAACACTTATGCTTTCAGTAATACATCAAATACTGGTGTAGTAACGCAACAGACAAGTAAATCGACTTCTGTTACAGCAAATGGTACTTTTGGTCAAATTATAATGAATAATGCAACATTGAATTCTGGTTCAGGAGTAACATTCACAGTCTATAATAATTACGTTCAACATGTTGGTGATATGCCAATGGTTGTTATACAAAATCCTGTTACATCAGGCATATATCAAGCAACAATAGAAGCAGTTCGTGTTGGTAGTTTTGATATATTTGTATATAATAATGGTGCGGGTCCAGGCAATAACAAGAGTGATGCTATTGTATTAAATTGGGCTTTAATGAGAGTTGGATCATAAGAGATAAATAAAACATGGCAAATATAGACCTTTTAACAAATTACGCTACGGTATCTATCGTAGGACAAACATACTTTGCTCCTGTTGCGGTGCTTCCTGTCACAGGAACTGCAATTAGTACAATGTATGTTTTCTTATCACGTGTTGATCCTTGGGACAATGATGTTACTCCTCCAACACCAACACAAGACGAACGATATATCAAGTCGGTATTTAAAAATATATTTGTTGCACAAAAAGTTACTTCAAATGATCTTTCTCCTGTAATACAACGTATTGATTGGGCACCAGGTATCATATACAATTATTACCAAGATGATATCAATATGTTTGAGTTGGACATCAACGGATTTCTAGTAAACAACTTTTATGTAAGAAACCGTTACGACCAAGTATTCAAATGTCTATGGAATAATAACGGCAACCCTTCAACAGTAGAACCATTCTTCCAACCTGGAAGTTATGGTACAAACAATATCTACATTGGTTCCGATGGATATAAATGGAAGTACATCTATACGATTGATGCTGGTACCAAGAAAAACTTTATGGACCAATCTTGGATGCCGGTGCCTGAAGGATATAATACTCCAAATCCAATTCAAACCTCCGCTGGATGTGGAGACATTGAAGTAATTAATGTTATTAATGGTGGATCAGGATATCAACCAGCAAATACTCCAGTTACTATTACAATTACTGGTGATGGAACTGGTGCAACAGGAACACCAGTTATTGTAGATGGTGTGATTAAGGATGTCGTTGTAACTAATCCTGGTACAAACTATACAACATATAATATTGAAGTAACAAGTGCTTTAGGTTCTGGTGCTGTACTTGAGGCTGATGTTTCTCCAGTTGGTGGCCACGGTTTTGATCCAATTTCAGAGTTGGGTTGTACTAATATTATGATTGTTTCAGAATTTAATGGTTCTCAAGGTGGTATCATTCCAACCGACATCGAATATCGTCAAGTTGGTGTATTGATTAATCCTTTGGCGTTGAGTACATACCCATTACCAGCAAATGGATCTATATACCAAGTTTCGACCAATTTAATTGTGGCACCAGGTTTTGGTGAATATTCTTCTGACGAATTAATTTATCAAGGAAATTCTTTAGAAACTGCAACTTATGTTGGTACGGTTCTTAGTTTTGACCCAGCATCCGATATTGTAAGCATCATAAATATATCAGGTTCACCAACACTCAATGCAACAATTTTTGGCAACACATCAAAAACTGCCAGAACTTTATTAACAGTAAGCACACCAGACTTTATACCTTTCTCAGGATATATGGCATTAATTGAAAATAGAAGTGGTGTTCAAAGAAGTTCTGACGGAATAGAACAATTTAAGTTTGTACTCGGATTTTAAAGGAAAAAAATGTCCCTGAATTTTAATGTATCCCCTTACTATGACGATTTCGATCCAGCCAAAAATTACTATCGAGTTCTTTTTAAACCCGGTTATGCTGTACAAGCACGTGAATTAACCCAATCACAATCCATTTTACAAAATCAAATCAGTAATTTTGCTGATAATATTTTTGCATCGAATTCACCTGTTACTGGTGGTCAAGTAACAACAAACTTAAATTGTTTTTACATTAAATTACAACCAACATATAATAATGCTTCATATGATGTTACTGAATTCCTAGGTACATCAGTTCAAGATGCACAAGGTGTAGTACTTGCTAAAGTTGTTGCTGCTATTCCTGCCACAGGTACTGCCGGTGTTGGTGATCCTCCTACATTAATTGTAACTTATAAGTCTGGTAATCAATTTACTGACGGTGATGTAGTTTATGTAACAGGATCAAATCTTGCAGCTCAAGCACAACTTACCGGTTCGACTGGCACAAGTTCTATTGCTTCTATTGCACAAGGCGTATTTTACATTTCTGGTAGTTATGTTAATTCTGCCGGTGAAACAATTTCCAATGGTACATTTGTTCAAGTTAACCCACAAACTGTGGTATTAGACAAATATGATAGTACACCTAACCTTCGTGTAGGTTTAAATATCACAGAAACAATTCACGATTATATTGATGATGCCTCCTTGTTGGATCCAGCGGTTGGAGCATCAAATTATCAAGCACCAGGTGCTGACAGATATCAAATCACTTTGACTCTGGAGACTCGTCCATTGACTTTTGGTGATGATGACGGATTCATCGAATTGCTTCGTATTACCGATGGTAATATTGCCAAATTGGTAGATGGTTCAGTATATTCAGTTATTGATGACTACTTTGCCAAACGTGAATATGAAACAAATGGTGATTATGTTGTTAACAACTTCAAATTAACTCCAAAAACAAATACAGCAGATTCTTCAAACAACACTTACATTATGAGTGTTGGTAAAGGTTTAGCATACGTACACGGATATCGTGTAGAAAGCACAACTAACGTAGATTTGGTTACTGATCGTGCTAGAACAACGGCTTCACAAAATAACAATCCAACATATTTGTCTTTTGGTAATTACATTTATGTTAATACTGTTCGTGGTGCCAACGGTACATTCTTTGATACCACAACACAACAAAATATCGATTTACATGCCGTACCATCAGCAAACGTAAACATTTCTTCTACTGCAGCATACAACTCTACACTTGTGGCATCTGCTAATGTGCGTTCATTAGTTTATGACCACGACACTAGTGATGCCTTGGCAAACACTTATGTGTACAAGATGTTTGTTAATAACTTACAATTAAATGCTCCAACAGGTACAGCAGTTTCAGCAACATCTAACACAATTACTTTCCCAAGTAGTTTCTCATCATGTAATTCGGCATATGTTGGTGCAACAATTGCTATTAATTCTGGTGTTGATGCTGGAGATTTTAGAACTATTACTGCTTACAATGGATCTACACAAACTGCCACAGTTAATCAAAACTGGACAACAATTCCAAATAATACATCAGTATTCTCAATTAATTACACAATTGGTTCAGCCAATTCTGTTGTTGCTGCAACCAAAACTTCTTTCCCAGCAACAATCGATGGTACTGCAACAATAGATCCAACAGGACAATACCTTGGCCAAACAATTTTAGAAAACCCAGGTTCACCAGAGTTAATTTGGACAATTGGTAGTCCATATGTTGCCTCATTAAGCGGCACATCTTATACAACTCAACAAGAGTGGAGAAATGTATCCTTCGTTAATGCTGGTTCAGGTGTTTCTGCTCAGTTAAGTTATTCTGGTTATGGTAATGTTGTTCGACATTTTGGTACACCAAGTACTACATTAAGTAACACTTTGGTTAAACAGAACTATACTATTGTTGTCACAAACAAAGGTTCAAATTCAACTATCAATGTTGGTGACATACTTACAGTTACAACAGGATCACGTTCTATTTCTTTAGATGCCACAGGAACTATTGCTACTGTTGCTTTCCCTGACTTGTCAACATTTACTGCCACAATTATTGCTACTGTGTTTGTTGAAAATGCTGATAGTACAGGTTACATTCTTAAAGGTAAAAATTTAATCAATGCCAATACAGGAACAGTTAATCTGTCTGGCACTCAAGTTAATACCTATACATTTGTTGATAATACAACATATAATCCTATTCCAGCATTATCATCAACTGGCCAAGTATACATTCAACATGCTGGTTTAGTAACACCTGGAACAAAACAAAGTCTTTATTTGTCTGACGTTAAGAATATTGTACAAATTATTGACACAGGAAGTCCAAGTGTTGTACCAACAGCAGCTATGTTAGGTACAGGTTCACCTTACGATGTTACATCACATTATACTTTTGATAATGGCCAACGTGACGGTTATTATGACCACGCAGGAATCACATTGGTACCTGGAGCACCACAACCTTCAGGTAACTTATTGGTATTGTTAAACTACTATCAACATACTGGTGGTGATGGATACTTCTCAGTACAATCATACTTGGCTTCTTCTAGTCCAGAACATTATCAACAAATTCCACAGTACACAAGTACACACGGAACATTGTATTCTTTAAGAGATTCTGTTGACTTTAGACCTGCTCGTTTAAATGCTCAATCTGCATTTGTATTCCGTTATTCAAATTCTGGTAATGAACAAGGTGTATTGATTCCTGTTGATTCGACTTTATTTGAAGGTAACTATTCATACTACTTGGGTCGTCAAGATTACTTGGTATTGAGTAAAGATAGAACCTTCCAAATCATCGAAGGTGCTCCATCTATCAATCCTATATTACCTGCTACACCAAACGGTTCATTGATTCTTGCTCAGCTTTCACATAACCCATACACAGGATATATTCCATCTGAAGCGCCGGCTGGATATGTTCCTGATTTATCTGTCGTAGGTGTTCAACACAAACGATACACAATGGCTGATATTGGTGCTTTGGATACTCGTATTAGTAATGTTGAATATTATACATCGTTGAGTTTATTGGAACAAAACGCACAGTCATTACAAATCTCTGACGCCTACGGTTTAAATCGATTCAAAAATGGTATTATGGTAGACGACTTCTCAAGTTATGCTACTGCTGATACTGCTAATCCTGATTATTCAGTATCGATTAACAAACGTACTAATCAGATGACAGCATTACAACATGTAAATAATTACCCATTAAAAGCATTGGCTTTAGCTTACAATATGGGTCTTTCTGCTGCCGATCAAAACAATACATTAGGTTACAACATTGGTTCTGATGGTCTTGTAAATTATTTCTCATTACCTTTCATTACTGCTAATGCTGTTGTACAACAATTTGCTTCAAGAACAGTTAATGTAAATCCTTTCTCTTTTGTTACTGAGCAAGGTACAATGTCATTAACACCAAACGTAGATAACTGGGTTGATAATAACCAGTCTCCTGCTTTGTTGATTACTGATCCTAACTTACAAGTATTCCAAGCAAATTCAGCAGCAATTAATATTTTATCTGCTGGTGATTGGCAAACCATTTCTGGTACATCATACAGTTCATCGGTATCCGTATTGAACCATGGTAATCCAAATGTACACAGTCCTTATGGATCAATTGTTGGTTATACCGCAACAACAACTTATACAAGTCAAACAAGTCAGCAATCAAACATCTTAGGTAACTACGATAGTATTGGTAACACATATTCATTGAATAATGGTTATATTACTGATGTTTCTGTATTGGCATATATTCAAGCACAAGAAGTTGTAGTATCTACTAAAAATCTATTGTTTAATACAACATTAGAAGCCTCTTTTGATGGACAAAACATTCAAAATTACATGCGTAAGACCAATGTAATTGAATTGAATAATGTTTCTGGTTCATTTAGTGTTGGTGATATTATTGGTTATTATTCATCTGGTGTGTTTACTGGTACAGCTAGTGTTATTGGTGTTCAAGTGTATCCAAATTCAACAACAGGTCAAGTTCGTCTGTATGTTGCCTCAGATCCTTATTCAACAACATATTCTGCATCTGATACTGTCGGTGAAACAATTCAAAATGCTTACTTTGACCAATATGGTAACTACGTTTCAACGACAGCCTCAGGTAAATTTGTAAGTCAAACACACAATGGTGGTCGTGTAATTGGTACAAATGGTACAAACACAGTTCTGTTATCAATTTTGGCTAATCCAAATAATAATTATTATAATGGCCAAACAATTTATTTCTGTGCTGGTACAGCTGGTGGAACACATGCAACCATCACAAGTTATGTTGGTTCAACAAGAACTGCAACATTGAGTACAACACTTAATATTGCTGCAAACGATGTGTATTCTATTGGACCAATGACTACTGATGAATATGGTTCATTCTATAGCATCTTTAATTTACCAGCAGGTACATTCCATACAGGTCAACGTGTATTACAGATTGACAATGGCCAAAATTTCAATGCCAACTCTTGGACAACATTTGCTCAAGCAACATTCTACGCTGAAGGTTTACAGACAATTTCACAAGAGGTTGATTTTGGTGCTTCTCCTTCCGGTGCAAAAAATACATTTACACAAACAAATCAACAAACAACTTCAAATATTGTAACAACATATAGTCCTTATGACCCTGTTGCACAAACATTTGAAATTTCTACTGACAATTATCCAAATGGATTATTCTTGAACTCTATTAAAGTGTTCTTTGCTTCCAAACCAGCAGATAATTCACCAATTACATTGTCAATTGTTGGTACATTAAATGGTTATCCAAATGGTTCAACACTAGATCATTCTATTGTTACTTTGACACCAGATCAAATCAAGGTATCACAAACTCCACAATATTTGGATCCAACAGCATACACAGAATTTGAATTTAGTGCTCCTGTTTATATCCAACCAAACACATTGTATGCCTTTATTCTGAAATCAAATTCAGATGGATATAATGTTTGGACAGCAGCATCTGGTGATATTGCTTTGACATCATCTGTTAAAAACTTACCAACAGACCCAAATCCTTCTGTAATAACTAAGATTGGTTCTGCTCCGTATATTGGTGCTCTATTCTTATCACAAAACTCACAAACTTGGACTGCTGACCAGAACCAAGACTTGATGTTTGTGATGGATAATTGTGTATTCAATACAAGTGTACAACCTACCGTTGAGTTCGTTGTTCCTAATAAGTTACCACATTGTACATTGGTGGATCAATCATTGAATTATTTCAATAATGCCAATAATGTTCCAAATACAGTAACAACAATTTCATCAACAAACTCTTACGTTGATGCTTTTAACGTAACTACAACTGATTTTGTTCCAACTGCAACTGGAATTGAATACCAATACAATGCAACATTAACTTCTGGTACAATGACAGGGTTTACAAGTATTACTCCAGGTAAATATGGTACATCTACACCAGATAACATTTATTTGAATGATGGCCAAGGTGAACGTGTATTGATTGCTAACTCAAATTCTTCATTTATTGTTGAAGCAACTTTATCATCTAATGATCCATTTGTAAGTCCAGTTATTTCTGATGCAGGATTATCAACATTTGCTATTAACTGGAACATCAATAATTTGAGTTTGTCTAACAACTTAATTAACATCATTAATGGTGGTACAGGTTATAGTAATTCAAATGTTGCAGTAACCATTTCAGCACCAACAGGTAAAAATGCTGTTCAGGCTACTGCTGTTGCCAATTTGAATTCTACTGGTAATGTAATCTCTATTTCCGTTACAGGTGGTGGCCAAGGTTACTTAACTACACCAACAATTACAATTACTGGATCAAACACTTCACAAGCTACAGCCAACGTCACAGGTGAAACATCTCCTTATGGTGGTCCTGCTACTGCTAAGTATGTTACCAAGAAAGTTGTGTTGGCACCAGGAAACGATTCTGGTGACTTGAATGTGACTGTAACTGCTTATCGTCCTGTAAATACGGATATCAACGTATATTACAAGATTTTAAGTCGTAACGATACACAAACATTTGAAAGTGGTAACTGGCAGTTAATGACTAAGACAAATAGTTCTGATAACAACTATTCACAGTCAAGATCAGACCTACAAGATTACACTTTTGCTCCTGGTACAAATGGTACAGATCAAGGTTATGTAAGTTATGTAAGTTCAAATGGTCAAACATATACATCTTTCAGTCAGTTTGCTATTAAGATTGTATTGACATCAACAGATAAAACTGCTGTGCCATTTGCAACAAGTTTACAAGCAATTGCTCTTCCTTCTAACGTTAATACCACAAACTAATCATGTTAGTACAAATACCTAATACCACATTGGTTCGTGATACAACTTCCATGGCACTCATCAATAATGATAAGAATGGATTGCAAGAATATTATCGTCAAAGAAACCGTTTAGCCAATCAGGCAAGTGAAATAAATACCATGAAATCAGACATCAATAATATAAAAGAAGATTTAGGTGAGTTAAAAACATTATTGATTCAACTATTAGAAAAGAGCAATTAACACATGGCTAATACAGTTACCCTATTAAATTACGCTAATACCTTTGGTGATTGGGTTGTTACAACCAATAATTTGGCAGTTGAAAATAATAACCTGGCAGCTAATAATTATATTAAGCCATCAGGAACTCTTTATTTAAATGATTCAATCTTAGGTCTCCAAGTTGGTAATAATGCTGTTATTGCTGGCCAATTACAAGTTCAAGGCATTGGTTCTTCAGCGTATATTCAAAATAATCTTCGAGTTGATACACAAGTATATTTTACCAATACATCATTAGGTTTAACAAACTCAGGACAAGCAAATATTGGTGGTCCTTTATTCGCATTAGGTTCTAACAATGGATTACAAGTTGCCAATTCTGCTACAATTGGTGGTAATGTTATTGTTTATAAAACCAGTACCTTGGTTGGTGCAGCAAACGTAGGAAATACTCTTAATGTTATTGGTGCCACCACATTAGCTAACACATTAAACGTATCTCAACTTGCTATTTTTTCAGCAAATATTAATGCAAGTAAATATATTAATGTAACAAATGATGTTAATGCTACCGATTTTATTGCTTTACAATCAATGGTTACACCATTTATGAATGTAACCAATAATATGGTTGTTGCCAACAACTCAGTTCTTGGCGGCAGTTTGTCGGTTCTTGGTTCAAATCTTGCATTACAAGTTGCTAATTCTGCTACAATTGGCGGTAACGTTATTGTTTACCAAAATAGTACTTTAGTGGGTGCAGCAAACGTAGGAAATACATTAAATGTAATTGGTGCCACTTCACTACAAAATACATTATCTGTTACACAAAATGCTACTTTTTCAGCAAATATTAATGCAAGTAAATATATTAATGTAACAAATGATGTTAATGCAAATAATTTTATTGCATCTCAAACTGTACAAACTTCATATGCAATAATTAATAACAATGCTACTATTGGTAACAATCTTACTATTGGCAATGCATTGAATGTCGTAGGCAATACATATCTTCATGCAATACAATCAAATACTATTACTACAACTACAGATTTATTGGTAGCAAATGGTACTATTAGTAACCAAATTCATGCAAATAATGGAATTTCTGGTACCACATTAAGTCTTTCACAAACAGCTAACATAGATAGTATCACAGCAAATACTGCTATTGTTACTCCTTCACTTACTGTAGCATCAACACTAAACGGATATAATGCCAATATGACGGCAAATTCCATGTCTGTTGGTACTGGAGGATTGAGTGTTGCCGGTAACTTTACAATTAATGGTACAACAGTTTACAATACCAATCAATTTACATTAAGTGCGGCCACACCAAATCAAACCGCAAGTTTTAATGTATACAGAACTCCTGGTGCCAATGCTTCTATTAAATGGGACCAGGCAAACACATATTGGTCTATTGCTGATGTTGCAGCTAATGGATATTATTATAGAATTTTAACAAATGAATACATAACCGACAATGTAATTTCATTAAGTACAACTTCTGTGGCTAGTGCCAATGTTGCCAATGCATTAAATAATAGTATTAATACTAACGTAAACAATTTACAGACACAAATTACATCCAATGTAAATTCATTACAAACTCAAATTACATCGAATGTAAACTCATTACAAACTCAAATTACATCGAATGTAAGTTCGTTGCAAACACAGCTTACATCTAATGTAAATTCACTGCAAACACAGATTACATCAAATTTCAATAATCTAGAAACACAGATTACAGCAAATGTAAATTCGTTGCAAACACAGATTACATCAAATAGTGCATCATTACAAACACAGATCACTTCAAATGTAAATTCGTTACAAGCTCAAATTACATCTAATACCGTTTCTTTACAGAGTCAAATTACAGCCAACGTTAATTATCTGAACGGTGTAGAAACTTCACAAAACACCAATATTAGTGCTGTTAACAATTTTGCTCAATCGGCATACAATAAGGCAAACACTGGATCTGGTACATTTGTTGGTACGTCAGGTACCGCAGTATCAAATAATGGTGTGATAACATTCCTTGGTGGTTATGGTGAAACAATTACAGGAACATCAAATACTTTAACTATTAGTTCTGCTCAAGACCTCAGGACCACTGCTTCTCCTACTTTTGCCGGTTTAACGATTACTGGTTCAAGTTCATTAGGAGGAACACCAACAGCACCAACCGCAACAAACGGAACCAATACCACTCAAATTGCTACGACAGCTTTTGTTTTAAATGAGTTAGGTTCTGGTGGTACGTTTGGAATGAACATTTCAGGTAATTCTGGAACAACATCACAAACCAATTTCTCAAATTTGACGATTGGTGGAAGTCAAGTATTGGATGCTTCAAACTATAATAGTTATGCACCTTCATTGACTGGCGGTGGTGCTTCCGGCACTTGGGGTATCAGTATTACAGGTACTTCAACAGGTATGGGTAATGAAACTTTCCATGATAGTCCGAGTACTCCTTTAACCTACACACTTGGAAGTAATGGTAATGGAGGTGGTTTTTATATGGTACCAACCTCTAACTATATTACTACTTCAACTATCGGTTCACAATCAGTAAACTATGCAAGTACTTCCGGTACAGCAACAAACGTTTCTGGAGGTACTGTATCGGCATCAACAGGAACTTTTAGTGGTGCTGTTAGTATCAACGGTTATCAATTAATACGATACGACAGTTATAATACTTTATGGAATGCAGGTGGCACTACTACTCGTATTGTCAATCAAGCTTATAACGCACAGATTTGGGGTTGTGATAATTCCGGTAATACAGTTGCTGCCGGTAACGTAACTGCTTATTCTGATGAAAGATTGAAGAAAAACTGGAGAAATTTGACATCAGATTTTGTAACTCAAATGGCTACAGTTAAAAATGGTGTATATGATCGTATTGACAATGAAATGACTCAGGTTGGTGTTTCTGCTCAGTCGTTACAAAAAGTGATGCCAGAGGCTGTTATGGAAGATGAGGATGGTACATTATCTGTTTCTTATGGTAATGCTGCACTGGCCGCTGTAGTCGAACTTTCCAAAGAAATCGTCAAATTACGAGCAGAAATCGAAGAACTCAAGAAAAAGTAAAATTTCGATTTTTTGCGTTCCAGCTCAAGAATTTTTTGAGCGCAATCCTAGAGTCCAAATAGCGCATTTACTTTTGAGCTAAGGTGGCAATTGACATAAATATCCAATAGGATAATAACAATATTCAGGAATTTAAATGCCGGCAGCTTATCAAGACCTTTATATCGAACAAGGAACGACATATTCAACATCTATTACATTAGATGACGTATACAATGACATTTTTGATTTGTCTGGTTTTACTGCTCAGGCAAAAATGAAATCTTCTTATTATACTGCCAACGTTGCAGCATCATTTTCCGCCACTATTAGTTCAGGTTCAGGAACAATCACACTGGAATTAGATGCACCAACAACATCTAATATTGCACCAGGTCGTTATGTTTATGATACCATTATTATCGATCCATCCCAAAACGTGACTAGAATTTTAGAAGGTATTGTGCAAGTTGCTCCAGGCGTTACTGGTATCAATAGTTTCTCAATTTCGGAGTAATAAATGGGACAAGTTATAGGGACAGTAAACGTCCAAGTAGGCACAGCAACAAGCCCAAGAGTAAATTCAATCAGTTATGGTGGTAAAAATACCATCAAGGGTGCTACTGACTTTAATTTTTCTGGAGCAACCAATGAAGATGTTATCTCATATCAAGCAAATACCAATTCATTCATAATGGCACCAGCAAGTTCTCTAATTACGAATATTGACGGAGGGTTTTTCTAAGTGTCTAATACAGTCATACAGATACTCCGTTCGTATACATCAAATACACCTAATTCATTAGCTGATGGGCAAATGGCCTATTCATTTATTTCCAATACTTTGTTTATTGGAGATGCAAATAATGAAATTATTCCAATTGGTGGTGAATCATATATTCTTCAGTTAATTGATGTCAATGCTAATCAAAATGTACAAATACAAGCATCTTTTAATCAGGCTAATGCGGCTTACAATCAAGCCAATGCAGCATTTAATGCAGCAAATACTGCTAATCCATATTCAATTTCATCTTATAATCAAGCTAATGCAGCTACAAATTCAGCACAAGCTGCATACAATCAAGCAAATGCTACAAATCAATATGCTTATTCAGCTTATGCTCAAGCCAATGCGGCTACATTCTCTGCTCAAGCGGCATATAACAGTGCTAACGCAGCAATTTCACAAATTGCGGCTAATACGGCATATCAAGTAGGTGTTAATACTACACAGAATAATCAAATTCTTGCTGTAAATACCTATGCCACTTCTGGTTACAATCAAGCAAATACTACAACTGCTAATTTGGCAGCTAATATTATTTACTTCCAGTCTGTAACTAATACTATCAATGCCAATGTTGTTGCCGTTAATACTTACGCTCAATCTGGTTACAATCAAGCAAACTTGACAAACACCTATGCAACATCAGGTTATGCTCAGGCCAACGCTGCTACAAACTCTGCACAATCAGTTTATAACTTTGCTAACAACATTTCTACTGAAGCAAACTCAGCGTACAATCTAGCAAATACTGTAAGTACCACAGCAAATGCCTCTTATTTACAGGCCAATGCTGCTACTAATTCTGCCCAATTTGCCTATAACAATAGTAATTCAGCATACACACAGGCTAATGCGGCAACCAACTCAGCTCAAGCGGCATATAATACTGCCAATACTGCTGGTGCCAATACTGTATACATTACTGGTGGTTTAAATACTGCTAATGCAAATATTGCTTATCTTCTTGGTGTAGAATTAACTCAGAACTCTGCTTCATTGGCAATCAACAACTATGCCAATTCTGCCTATAACCAAGCAAACTTAACCAATACTTACGCTACATCTGGATATGCTCAGGCTAATGCTGCCACAGCATCTGCTCAGTCTGGTTACAACCTTGCCAATACTGTAAGTACATATGCTAACTCAGCATATAGTCTTGCTAATACAGTTTCTACAACTGCCAATGCAGCATACAATCAAGCCAATCTAACCAATACATATGCCACTTCAGCATATGGTCAGGCAAACGCAGCAACTGCTTCAGCACAGTCAGTATACAATTTTGCTAATAACATTTCTACTGAAGCAAATTCAGCATACAACCTTGCTAATACTGTTTCAACCACAGCAAATGCGGCATATTTACAAGCAAATGCTGCCACAAACTCAGCACAGTCTGTATACAATTTTGCCAATAATATATCTACTGAAGCAAACTCAGCATATAACTTAGCAAATACTATATCAACTTATGCTAATGCTGCCTATAGTTTAGCAAATACAGTTTCAACTACAGCAAACGCAGCCTACTTACAGGCTAATGCGGCTACAGTATCGGCTCAATCTGTATATAACTTTGCTAACAATATATCAACAGAAGCAAACTCAGCATATAATCTGGCTAACACAGTCTCGACTACTGCTAATGCTTCTTACTTACAAGCCAATGCCGCTACCAATTCAGCACAATCTGGATACAATTTAGCCAATACTGTAAGTACATACGCTAATGCCGCTTATAGTTTAGCAAATACCGTAAGTACTACTGCTAATGCTTCTTACTTACAAGCCAATGCCGCTACCAATTCAGCACAATCGGTTTATAACTTTGCTAATAATATTTCTACTCATGCAAATTCAGCGTATGATTTAGCTAATACTGTTAGTACTACTGCTAATGCGGCTTATGTACAAGCCAATGCAGCTACAAACTCAGCACAAGCGGCATACAATTTTGCCAATACTAAGTTTAGTTCTTCTGGTGGTACAATCAATGGTAACACAAGTATCATTGGTAACTTAACTGTATCAGGTAATATTGCTGTAACAGGTAACGTAATCAATCAAACCATCACAGGTAATACTGGTCAGTTCTTTGGTTACACATCAAACGGTTTTAATGCTTTATATGCTGGTATTCCAACAGGATACTTCTTAGAACCACAAATGGTCTTGCAGTTGTCCAGTAATTATAATGGTTATGCTGGTCTCAACATGCAGAACATTAATAATGGTGCTAACTCATCGGCAGATTATTTCATTACTGCTGACAATGGAACAATTAATGATGGTTTCCTTGACTTAGGTTTAGCAAGTAGTACATATAATTACCCTGGTTATAATATAATTAAACCAAATGATGCTTATTTGATTGCTGCTGGTAATACAACAACCGGTGGTGGTAACATGATTATCTCTACTGCTTTCAATAATGATATTGTGATGGCGGTAGGTGGTACCACAACAGACAAAGAGGTAATGCGTGTATCAGCATCAGGTAATAATGTTGTAATCAAATCTATTGTAGATAGTACAAGTACAACAACTGGTGCCTTACAAATTGCTGGTGGCCTTGGTGTTCAAGGTAATGTAACTGCTTCTGCTGTATGGATTAATAACACCAACATATTACCGTACTTACAAGGTGTTAACCTTACACAAAATACTGCTACATTGGCAATTAATAATTATGCCAACTCAGCATACTTACAAGCAAACGCAGCCACAAACTCAGCACAGTTTGCTTACACTAATAGCAACTCAGCATACACACAAGCAAATGCCGCTACAGTATCAGCACAGTCTGGATATAATTTAGC